CACAACGGACTTTAGCTTTGGGTCGTTAGCTCAGTTGGTAGAGCAGGGGACTCTTAATCCCAAGGTCCAGGGTTCGACCCCCTGACGGCCCACCAAAGAAAGCACAGGTCAGCGCTTCGGCGCTGACCTTTTTTGTTTACCGAGAAGCCGAATCATAACCGTCCGTTACCGTTCGCGTTTTACGCCCCCTGCCTTTTATGCGCGGCAGGGGGCATTTTATGCATTTAGCAGGTAATGGACCTAGGGAACGCCGTTTAGAGCGTCTCGGCGCTGCGACCGGTGCCATTAAAACCGCCGTCCGCGCCGCCGCCCTCGACGATCTGCAGGGCGCGCCCGACTTGCCTGGCGGCCTTCTCGCGCTCCGCGAGGCCCGGTTTGATGTAATGGCGGTAATCTGTCCCCAGGTCCGTGTGTCCATGTAAATCCATGATGCTCAGGGGGTCGACCTCGGTTGCCGCCATGATGGTCTCGGACGTGTGGCGCAGGGCTTTGGGAGGGATATACCGCAGGTCATGGCGCACGCACATGCGCCGCCACGCCCGCACGAGGTTATCGCCGCGCATGTTGACGATGCGCTGCCCGCTCCACTCCCGCACCTGGTCCGTAACCGAAGTGCCGCCCTCGACGGTTATGCTCGGGCGCAGCTCGTCCATGATCTGGTGCAGGCGCTCGCGGCCCGCCAATAAAACCGGCACGGTGCGCACGGAATGGGCGTTCTTGGTCTCCTTCACGCCGTCCTCGTCCGTGTACGCGCGGCAGACCTCGATGTACTCCGAGACGGTCGGCTGGCCCGTGGCGAAGTCGTAGGTCGTGGTGACCTTGAGGTCGCACGGGCGCACCGCCAGCGCCTCCTCCTTGCGCAGGCCGCTCAGGCCCAGGATGAGGTAGGCGTTCATGACCAGGTCCGCGCGGTCGTCGCTGGCGGCGAGCCTGCGCAGCGCCTCGGCGGCCTCGGGGATGCTCCACGGCTCCACGGGCGCCTGCTTCGCCTTGGGCGCGATGACGCGGCGGCGGAAGGGCTCAACTGTCACCCATCCGTCGTCGAAGGCGCGGCGCATGACGGCGCGAAGCGTGGTCTTGGTCTTTGCCGGCGCGCCCGAGCGCTCGATGCAGCCGCGCATCATGTCGTGGGTGATCTCGGAGATGTCGATGCTCCCCAGGACGGGGGAGATGTAGTTGTCCATCTGGCCGTCGTACTCGCGCAGGCTTGCCTTGGAGCGCGGCTTTCCGCGGTTGCTGGGTGAGTCGCGGAAAACTCCCCAATAATACATATCAAGCGTGACGCCCGCGTGCGCCGCCTGGGACACCCCGAGCTCGCGGGCGAGCTGGGCGATGGCGATATCGGCCTCGGTCTCGGTGCCGTATACGGTGCGCGACACGCGGCGCACGTGGCCGTCCGCGCGGAAGCCCGCCTGCACGCGGATCACCCACTTGCCGGGCGCGACCTCGCGCTTGGAGCCGAGTTTTGACCTTGAAGTATCGTTTGCTGACATATAATGGTCCTGCCTTTCCCTTTTGCCGGAGGGCATATGCCCCGTGCGGATCCGCCAAGATTGCCGCACGGGGTTTCTTTATTTCAGTAGTACCCGTTTCGGTTTTTCCGGAAAACCCGAATAAACCTAGCCGCGCCGCGGGTCATAGCCATCCATTTTCGTGACGTCGCGAAAATGGGCAACAATTGGCGATTCAATCGTTTCGCGCAATCTGCTAGTCAAATACCAGATAGAGCTTTGTCTGGTCGGTGCCGTCTTGGTAGTAGTCCCGCATATAGATGGCACGGCACGGTCTTTCCCTGTTTGCGGAGATCTGCTTGTAAGCCTCGATGCTCCTGGCGCTAATCTCTACGAGCGGATTGCCGTCGGCGAGCACTTTGATATGAGGCTTTGCCGACGAGCCCTTTGGCGTCGGGACTATCTCAAATGACGGAGCGAAGCGGAAGTCTTTTCCGGGCAGTTCGCCGCCAATCCAATTGCCGTCGGTAACGGTAATCCATACCTCAAGCGAATCCTTTGCAAGCTCGATGCCTGTCCGCCCGCACCTCACCTGGGCGACCCTGGCCTTATGCTGCGCCTCGTGTCTAATGAGTTCGTCTTCCTCGGAGAACGGAACGGGAATCGTCAGCGTCTTCTGGCGTTCCCACCACTGCTTCAAGAGCCAGGGCTCCGCAGTCAGACTGACTAGCTCGGGGACGCCGGGGGAGTACATACCGGTTTTCTTGACTTTGAGACAGAACGTGAAGCCGGCCGCCACCATCTCCTTGAGGAACCCGAGCCCCGAGTAGGTAAATCCGAATGCGGTGCCATTGTATGAGAGAGGCGTGTCGCCCATCTCGGCACTGTCGGCTGTCGTGCCGGTCGACTTGCTGTGGATAACCATGTCGTGACCGAGTGGCTCGACGTAGAACTCGGCTCCTTTCCGGATGCCCTTGAAGGGCGCACCGACGTAGGCAAACACCGTCTTTTCGCAATCGCCGTCGATGTTTATTACGCGCGCGGCGGGGTGCCTGCCATCTCGTGCGGACATGGCGGCAGAGTCGGATGCGCCTTCCGTGTCAGGAGTACATGCGCTTGCCGACGCTCCATTGCTAGTCAAAATCGATTTAACTAATGAGCTGAAAAGGCCCATGGGTACCTCCTGACCTTGCTACGCGGACCTTACTTGATCCGCTTCCAGCCCTTCGATTTCAGGCGCTGCAGCCTGATTTTGGGACAGCTCGGCCTGGTCGCGTGCCGTCTCCAGGATCTTCGAGCACCTCTTCTCGGTGCTCTGCCGGTAGCAGGTGATCAGCTCGCCCTCCGCGCCCGCCGGCGCCGTCGGCTTGTCCTCGGGATGCTCCTCGTACCATCCGAGGAGGTCGTTGGGGTCGGTGTTGAAAACTTCGCAGAGCGCACCTACGAGCTCTGCGTTTGGATAGCTCTCCTCGCGCTCCCAGGACTGAATGGTCCGGAATGACTTGCCGACTTTTTGTGCAAGCTCCTTTTGGTTAAGCCCCAGGGCTTCTCGGCGCTCTCTTAGACGAAGGTTCATCCTCGCTCCTTTCTTTACGTTAAGTGAATAGTAAACAAAAAAATATCTTTACGCAAAAAAATGTTGCTTATTCGATTGACAGGAACAGAAAACTGTTCATAATGAGGTTCGACAGACAGAAAAACGTCTCTAAGGAGGAACGAATGGATTTCAGTAAGGAGCTGGCGGGGAACATCCGCGCCGCACGCGCCCGAGCCGACCTTTCTCAGGCTGAGGTCGCTTCCAAGGTCGGAGTGAACGTCAGCACTTTCGCAAAGTACGAGAGCGGCGATTACATTCCCGGAGCCGACAAACTCTTGGCGATCTCGCAGGTGCTTGGTTGTCCGCCCAACGACCTGATGGGCTGGAACACGGACGAGGCCGCATAGGGATGGGGGAAGAGGAATGACTGGCAAGAGCTACGAGCTGCCCGACGACATCACGACCCTGCGCGGCATGGTGACGTGGGCAGGCGAGGACGCCGAGTGGCACACGGAGGTGTTCGAGTTCCTGGCGGACGCGCGCGACACGTTCCGCGAGCACGTCCAGGCCGGCGACGTCGCCTACCTCGCACGCATGGTGGAACTCGACCGCAGGCAGGTGTGCGACCCGGTGGCCTGCGACGTCATGGAGAACGACCCCGCCCCGGGCGAGTGGCCGTTCTGTGGCGGTCGCGAATGACCCGGGCGCTGCTCGCCTCGGCCGTCGTGATGGACGCCGCGGGGTGGCTCTGCATCGCGCAGGGCGCGCACCTGCTCGCGCGGATCTGCTTTGTCGCCGCGCTGCCGTTCATCGCGGCGTGGGTGGTCGGGTCGCTCCGCGACTGACGGCGGGCCCGCTCCCGCCGCGCCACGGGTTCCGCACCGCCCCCATTCCGCGGGGCCCGTGGCGCGACGGGGCCGGACTCCCTACATCCGGCCCACATGGTGTCCGCCGCCGACTTGGCGGGGCGGCGGCACCGCTCCCTTTGGCGGGGGAGCGCCCTCCGGCTGCATCTATCGGTGCGGCCCTCCGGCAAGGGAATGGCTCTATTGATTTGAAAGGAGAAGGCCATGTGGATGTCTATAGCCAAGGGCGCGCGTTATGCCTGCTGCGACAACGTCACGTTCCGCGCGATGGTCATGCAGGGCGTGATACCGCGCTACCCGTCGCTCAACCCAAACAGCTCGCGCGAGGTGGTGAGCAGCGAGGACATCGACGCCGCCATCAAGGCGCGTGGCGCGGTCCCTGCGCTGCCCTCGCCCGACTGCGTGCCGTCGCGTCGTCCGAGGCGGGTGGCGTGATGGTCGATCTTATCTGGGAGGCGGGCTGCCGCCTCGGCGAGTGGTGGGACTCGCTGCCCGAGCGCGTGCGCAGCGTGGTGTGCGCCGTGGCGCTCATCGCGCTCATCGCCGTCGGCGGCGCCATCGAGGGGACCGCCCCGAGCGGGATGTACTACTAGGAGGAATGACATGCAATTCGAGAAGAGGCAGGTTCGTCTGGGCGACATCCGCCCCAGCGGGCAGAACCCGCGTGAGGACTTCGGCGACATCGGCGCCCTGGCCCGCAGCATCGAGGCGACCGGCGGCGAGCCGCTGAACCCGCCCGTGGTCGTGGCGGACGGCAACGTGTTCCGTATCGTTGACGGCGAGCGCCGCTACCGCGCGCTGTCGTCGCTCTACGGGGAGGACCGCGAGGTTTCCGCGCTGGTGGCCGACACCATGGACGAGGCCAACGAGCTCGTGGCCATGCTCGCCACCGATGACAAGCGCCAGCTGACCGAGGCCGAGCGCGCACGCGGCGTGCAGCAGATGCTCGTGCTTGGCATCGACGAGCAGCGCATCGAGCGCGCGAGCCGAGCCACCGCCGGGCAGATTCGGGCTGCGCGCAAACTGCGCGGTCGCATCGATGCCGGCGTGCAGGTGACGCTGGAGCAGCTCGAGGCCGCGAGCGCCTTCGACGACGAGAAGGACGTCGAGGCGGTCCTCGCCGCCGGTGACGGCTGGGCGGGCAAGGCCGACAGCATCCGCCGCCGCGTCGAGCGCGAGGAGGCCAAGGCCGAGGACTACGACGCCTTCGGCGACGCGGGCATCCCGGTGGTGAAGGAGCAGCCGGAGGGTTTCAACTACACGGACTGGGTCAACGTCGGCCTCGCCGCCCAGAAACTCGAGGGGAAGGAGTTCGCCGCCGGCACCGTTGCCGTGTGGAAGGGCAGCTACTGGGACCTCTACGAGCCGGATGACGGCTCGGGCGCCGAGCCCGAGAAGACCGAGGAGGAGATCCGGGCCGAGCAGGAGGCCGCGCGCGAGGACGAGGCGCTCGAAGATCTGTACAGGAGCCTGATCGGCTTCGTGGCGTCCGGCGCGTTCAGCATGACCCGCGATCTCTTGGCGCTCGTGCGCGATGCCCGCGAGGATCCGTCCGCGCTGTTCATGGCGATGGGCGGCGACAGCCACCCCGAGAACGAGGGGCGTTTCGGGCTCGTGCGAGACGAGTTCGCCCGCAACCTCAAGGCGTGTAAGCCCAACGAGTACGAGGCCGGCTGCTGGCTCATGGCGGCGGCCAAGGACATGGCCCAGCTCAACAACCGCTGGGGCGGCGACGACGCAGTGGCGTGGCTCGACCACTATGACATCTTCTGCTCCGCGGGCTTCGAGCCCGGCGAGGAGGACGTGTGGCTCATGGAGAGGGTGCAGGCGAGCGCCAAGGAGGAGAAGAAGGATGAGTAGCGAAGAGAAGGTCAGGGTGACGGTGGAGGCGTGCGGCGAGGTCCGCGCTTTCGAGTGCCGCTGCGCGACGGTCTCGATCGACAACGGCGACGGCACCGGCAACGCGTGCTTCGTGGGCTCGGGCGGGCTTTCCGACCTCCTCATGTTCACCGGCGCTTGCGCCGACACGCTCTACGAGGCCTTCCGCCAGGCTGGCGCGCCGGCCGACATCGCTCGCAAGCTCATGCTCATCGCCGTGCTCGGTGCCGACCCCCACGGGCACGCCGACAGCATCCAGACCCTCGACCTGGATGCGCGCAGGGAGATCCGCGACATGGCGGCGGGGCTGGGCGTCGATGCCGACTTCTAGCGAGCGCCGCGCGGTCGTGCAGCGCGGGGAGGACGGGCGCTGGTTCGCCCGACCCTACATGGGCACCGACCGCGTGACCGGCAGGGGGAGGACGGCGTTGCCGTCATGGTGCT